ATACTATTTAAATGAAAATGATTATATTGAATTTATATCAACTGTTCCAGGAACAACTTATTTAGTGTTTGGTGCTGAAACTCTTAGTCCAGTATAAATGGAAATAATAAAACAAACAGAAGGTTCATTTGGAAACTCTTTTCAAGTAGTTAATATTAATGGTGTATCTATATTTCCTGATATAAATAAAATATCATCTGATGTAGAAATATCAAATGGCCCATCAGTAATTCCAAGTTCAAAAAAAGCAACTATTTCTATAGTAAATAACATAACTGGTATATCATATATGCCAACACTTTAATGATAATTAAATAGATTTATTGGCCTAATTCAAAATAATTTTGTATATTAAGTATATATACTTATTTATGAAATTTTTAGTTATATTTATTATTCTATTATCATTATTCAGTTGTAGTCCTCAAGCTAGATTAACTAGACTATTAACAAGACATCCTGAACTTACAACTATTGATTCTGTTATTGTACATGATACAATCAGAGTAATAGTTCCTGAAGTACGTGTAGATACTATTGTAACTTTAGAACAATTATATGATACAGTTTACTTAGAGCAAGAACAACTTAAAGTAAAAGTGTGGATGGATAAATATCATAAAGTTTATATCCAAGGTAAATGTGATACAGTTTATATTGATAAAGTAGTTACTAGAAAAGTTCCTATTAGAATTTATGAAAAAACTCCACTGTGGAAAAAAATTCTAAATTGGATTTTTGCATTACTATTGATTATTACTGTTTGTATAACACTATATAAAGTAATTAAATCAAAACTTTTCTAAAATGAAAAATTATCTAACCACTCACATAATGATTATTTTTAAAGTACTCTTAGTATTTTTTGCACCCATTTACGGAATTATAATATTAGTAGCACTATCCACTATAATTGATACAGGATTTGGTTTTTGGAAAGCTAAAAAACTTGGTCAAGATATAACATCTAAGAAGTGGAGATTTGGATTTGTACCAAAATTGTTAAGTTACGTAGCAGCAGTAATGCTTACTTATACATCTGATTTTTTTATAATCAATGAATTAACTAAAATGATTATTAGTGTAGAATTTTTATCTACTAAATTAATAGCTTTAACTCTTATAAGTATAGAAGTTAAAAGCATGGATGAATCATTTACAAAAGTAAAAGGATATTCTTATTTAGAAAAGATTACAGGAATGCTTAGGAAAGCTAAAGACATTAAAAAAGAAATAGAAGAATGAGTTTAACAGAAAAATATATAGAGTTTACTAAAAGATGGGAAGGTGGATTATCTAGAGATAAAGCAGATAGTGCATCTAAGACTCCTTGTCCTACACCATATAAAGGTTTAGGAGGATATCATACTAATATTGGGATAACCTATGCTGTATGGAAAAACATGTATGGTAGTGCAAATGATGCAAGGTTTTTTACTATGAATAATGAAGATTGGTTTAATGTATTTAAAACACTTTATTGGAATACAGTAAGAGCATCTGAATTTGATTCACAAAATGTTGCAATATTTGTGACAGGTATGGCATGGGGATCAGGTAAAAAACAAGCAGTAACTTCTTTACAACAAGCAATTCTTAACTGTAGTATTAAAGTAGATAAAGATGGAGTACTTGGTAACAAGACTATTGCTGCAGCTAATAGTATTCCACCACAAGTTTTATTTGATGCATTAACTACAGAGAGAGAAAGATTCTTTAGATATATAGGAAGACCAGGAAGTAAGAATGCTAAGTTCTTAAAAGGTTGGTTAAATAGATTAGCAGATTATAAAAAAACATTCAGACCATGAAAATAAGAAACTCTTGGAAAGCAAGAAATAAACAATGGGATAAGTTTGCCATTAGATGCAGATTAGGTGCTATAGATATATTTACATTAGAAGCAGATATATCTAGAGATTTCTACATGTTAACAATATTAAATTTTACAATTAAAAATAGATAACCATGAAAAATTTTAAAGGTCTTCACACATATGCTGTAGGAGGTTTAAATACATTAGATTTTGCACCAGGAAATGCTTCATCTACTAATATGATAAATGCTAATCCATCTAGAGTACCTGAAGCTATGCCTAATTTTGGTGATGATAAAAAACGTAAACAAAGTAAAACAGCTAAAAGAAATACACCAAATAGAAATTTTAAAGATAGTTGTTTTAAAAGAAATTAATTTTTTATAAACTATTACATTAACCCAGGTATCTTAAGTATCTGGGTTTTTTGTATTTAAATGTTTGAAGTTTAAACTTATTTAGTTACATTTGTTTTAAACTTTAAAAGTATAACAATGGAAAACCAACAAGAATCTGAATTAACTGTAGAAGAGTTAATGCAGAAAAAAGAAGAGATGCTTAAGTTCTATACTGAATCTCTACCTTATTTAGAAGCACAAGCTAAGTATGAAAAACTACTTGCTGAAATTGATGAGTCTAGATTTAAAAGAACTAGTATTCAGATGCAGTATGCAATGATGGCTCAACAAGATCAAGAGCATGCAGAAACTGGAGAAAGATATAAGATGGAAGAAGAAGAACTTCCTATAGGAAGAAAATTAAAAAAATCATAACACACAATGGCATTAGTTAATCAAGTACAGAAACGTGCTGTAATGACTAAGTGGGATGTAATTAAATTTCAGATAGTCACTCATTGCTATATTAACAATATAACAGTGAGTGATTCTGATCTTAATTGCTTGACTTTACTTAGTACTACAGGGCCAATTGAATTAACTCATTTTTGTTATGATGCTTCTTCAGAAGAAGAATGGATTTTTAAATCTCCGCAAACAGTAAGAAATGCAGTAAATAAAGCTGAAAAAAATAACTTAGTTGTAAAAGATACAGATAACAAAAAAGTTATTATGATCAATCCAGATTTAAAGATTCAAGTAGATGGTGATATATTATTAGATTATAAGTTTTTAGGTAGATGATTCCAAAAAAACCAAAACTATTATATAAGCAATTAGCTGAAGAGACTAACTTAAATGAGACTTTAATAGATAATCTTATAACTTTTTACTACAAAGAAGTAAGAAGTGAGATGTCAGCATTAAATCACACTAAGATATACATTGACGGATTAGGACAATTTATTGTTAAATCTAAAACAGTAGATAACTTAATCCTTAAATATGAAAGAATAATTGCAAAAGCAGATAACTATTCATTTTCTAGTTATCATAATAAAATAAGATTGACTACAAGATTAGAAGAACTAAATGCAATTAAACTTAAATTACAAGAGGATAAAAGCAAAAAGCAAAACTTTTTAATTGAAAAAAATGGAAGGAAAACTAACAACAATTTGGAAGAATAGAAAACAAATTCTTGAAGGAGTTAAGAATAGTATTATCCGTGATAAGTTTGTAGAAGAAATTGCAGAACAAAGAATGATATTATGTCATGCATGTCCTAAAAAAGATATAGAAGGTACATCATGTGTAATGCCTGGTACTCAACCTTGTTGTTCACTATGTGGATGTTCACTTAGTTTTAAAGTAAGAGCTTTATCTTCAGACTGCCCTGCACATAAATGGAAAGCAGTTATTACAGAAAAAGATGAAGATGAATTAAATAACCTTAAAGATTAATATTATGTATATAGATACAGCACAGTTACCAGAAGAGTTTAGATCATCAGAGTATATATCACAATGGAAAAAATTAACTAGTCAAGGAGTAGTAAATGATCCTACAAAAAATATGAGTACAGTACCTGGAATAACAGCACAAGGATTATGGAGTCAGATATCAACTCATAATCAAAGTGTTTACCGTGATTCAACTACTATAATGTCAGAGAGAATAGATGCATTAGAACTTCAAAATAAGTTTTTATCACTAAGTATATTTATGTTACAAGGTAAGTTTAATCAAGAGGAAGTAGATAATATAAAAGATATGTTGACATCAAATGATGAAGCATCAATTACTTTAGCTGATACAATTATAGAAAGTATACAATTATGAGTATAGTATTTAAAGCATCAGATCATAGTTACACAAGTATAGATAAATCTGAAGATATATCTTGGACAAGTGTTACTAGTTTAGTATCACATTTTAAAGAACCATTTGATTCTTCAGGTGTGGCTAAGAAATGTGCAAAGAATTCAAAGTCTAAATGGTTTGGATTAACACCTGAAGTTATACAAGATTTATGGAAATCTGAGTCTGAACGGGCTATGAATCTTGGTACTTTTTATCACAACCAAAGGGAAACTGATTTATGTAATCTTGCATCTATAGAAAAAGAAGGGATACCTCTTCCAGTATATGTGCCTCAAGAAGTTGAAGGTATTAAATATGCACCTGATCAAAAGTTAACTGATGGAATATATCCGGAACATATGGTGTATTTAAAATCAGCTAGTATATGTGGCCAATCAGATTTAGTTGAAGTAGTAAATAATAAAGTACATATTATAGATTATAAAACTAATAAAGAAATTAAGTTAGAAGGATTTAAAAATTGGGAGGGTATTACTAAAAAAATGCTATTCCCTGTTAATCATTTAGATGATTGTAACTTCTCACACTATACTTTACAGTTGAGTATTTATATGTATATTATATTAAAGCATAATCCTAAACTATCTGTGGGTACAATGTACCTACATCATATAGTATTTGAATCATCTGATATTGATCAATGGGGTTATCCGGTTACTAAATATAATGATAATGGAGATCCAATTGTATTAGAAGTTATTCCAATTGAAGTACCTTATTTAAAAGATGAAGTAATAAGTATTGTTAATTGGTTACATGATAATAGACATAAACTTAAAAAGAAATAACATGATAGTAGATTGTAAAATTGTAATGACAAATATAAAAGTAAAAGAATTAACTGGACGGGAATCTATTCTATTTATGCCTTTTTCTTTTGACATAAGTATAATTACTGCATATAGACAATCAGTTGATGATAATGGTGAAGCTGAAGATTATACTGTAATTTATACAGAATACGGTGATACTTATTGTATTGACATAACATATGGTGAATTTAACTATATGTACAAAAAATATATAGATGATAATAAAACTATTTGACATACAAAACAATGTTATTGTTCCTACAGAACATTGTTATACATTGAAATCTCTTAAAGATATAATGGATGAATATCCGGAAGATCATCTTAAGATATATCAATACTTGTTCTACATGACATGTCCTAATCCGGATTTAAATCCATTTTTTTATACACCGGAAAATGATAAAGAAGATTTGATATTAAAAGAGATACAAGCAGCATTTTCTACAGAAGATAAAAGTATATGGACAGCATTACAGTTTTGTAGAAGAATGTATGAAACTCCTACATCAAGAGCATATGCAGGTATTGCAGCTATGTTAGATAGATTAGGTATTTATATGAAGATTACTCCTATCACAGATGGTAGAGATGGTAATATAACTGCTCTTGTATCTGCTGCTAAAAACTATGAAGGTATTAGAACATCATTTAAAGGGGCCTATAAAGATCTACAGGAAGAACAAAAAAGTACAGTTAGAGGCGGAATTGGTATGGCATATGATCAATAACTTATTAATAATCAGATAGTTATGGATAATATATACACAGATAT